CACTTTGTATACCTTCTCGTATAACTTGGTTAGAAGCCCCGTATAGATTGCCGTCTTACGGGGTTTTCGTTATTATATACCTAGATCATTTTCACTGCTAAAATGACAAATATTTTAGGAACTAAACAAATGAAACTGAAAAATGTATCAGCCCGTGGATATGGCATCAATGGCAAGATTTACGCACCGTTGCAGGTGTTTGAATTGACTGATGAAGTGGCTATTGCCAGCGTTCAATCAGTTATTGATTCTGGTGACTTTGAAGTGATTGGCGAAGAACAATCCGAAGAAACCCCAGCAAAGCGTGGACGTCCCGCTAAACAGAAAGAGGCTGAATAATGGCATCCGCAAACTCACTCACACTCACTAAGCGCCTAGCTGACGCTTACTTTACTGGCTCGTTTAAATTCCTGCTGGTGTCTAGCGTACCAAGCGAAGCAGACTTTGACGCATTTGACTTCCGCAATGACATTACCAATGAAGTAACTGGCTCAGGCTACACCGCAGGCGGCGTGGCTGTAACGGTGTCTGTTGGCTCCGTTGACGCTACCAATAACCGCACGCCTGTTAACGTGACTGACCTAACCCCAGGCTGGGCTACTGCCACTATCACAGCAGTAGGCGGTTGGCTGTATAAGGCAGTCGGAACGGCTGCAACTGATGAACTGATCGGCTTTGTTGACTTTGGTGGCACAGTGTCTAGCACTGCTGGGCCGTTTAATGTTGACTTCACTAACGCGCTTTTTGTTAACCGATAAACCATGCCAAGCACCCACCGAAATAGGCTGGTCACAGCCATCAGCAACACTCCCGGCGCGTCCGGGGCGCTCACGATTGCCTCAGCAGCATCGGGCTACCGTACTTTCGGCGCGTCTGATGACGGCCTGAGCTTTGACGTGAGCATCGTAGACGGCACGGCATGGGAGATTCGCACAGGCTGCATCTACACCCACGCTGGCACGTCACTGAGCCGGGGTACGCTGGAGGACTCAAGCGTTGCTGGGCCAACTGCCATTGCCTTGACAAGTGCGGCTATGGTGACTGTGACGATGAGTTCGGGGATGGGAAATTCGCTTGTCAAGCAAATCAATCCCGGCTCTGTCTACGCGAACAACGATGGCACCACCACACAAAGCGTGGCAGCGTCTACTTTTTCAAAGCTCACAGCGATAACGACTGAAGTGTTTGATCAGCTTGGCTGGTATGACGCTGCGAATCAACGGTTTCAACCGACTCGCGCAGGAATCTACCTGGTCGGGTGTGGGTCGCAGATAACCGTCAGCCCTAGCGCTAGTGTTGCCAGCGCAATTATTCTGATCAGGAAGAATGGAACTGATTACGCACACTTAGCTCGCGGTTATGTAACAAATTCTGCATCTGCGAATGTTGGTGTATCTGGCTCGTGTCTCGTTCAACTTAACGGGTTATCCGACTACGTTGAGCCTTTTGTCTGGCACAACGATTCTGTTTCCAGAAACACCGTCGCGGGCGCAGAGCGTCAATTCTTTTATGCATCATTTTGGGGTGAATAAATGTTGACAACAACCCTCAAATACTTGTTTCCAGACTCCGATTTGTTGCACGACATTCAAGTCACGCAGACAGAAAACGGCCCGCAAATCACGGCATGGAATCGCACTGAGCCACAACCCACCCAAGCCGAAATCGAGGCTGCTTACCCGTTAGCCCAAGCCGCAGCCCGACGCGCCGCCATCCCATCAGTCTCCATCCGGCAAATGCACACTGCGCTGCACCGGGTGGGCCTGCTGGCACTTATCAAAGCGCACATCGCAGCATCAGGCGACATCGAGCTTGAGATTGCTTTTCAGTCGCCCACATTTGAGCGCAGCAATGCTCTTATCTCAGATATGGCGCGAGCGATGGGTAAGACTGACGACGAGGTTGATGCCATCTTTGCGCTGGCTGCGAGCATCTAATGACCTGGGGCGCATCAACATGGGGTGACAAGCCGCTGGGGTGGGTGCCTGCGGCTGCTGGCGTAGCTGCTAATGCGTCTGGTGTATTCGCACCAATCAGCCTATCCGCAGTAAACGCAACGGCTAACGGCGCTGCGAGTGCATCAGCTTCGCTTTCACCAATCAGCCTGATTCATATCACTGGGACGGCTAGCGGCGAAACAGTCGTAACAGGGAATGCCAGTGGTGCATTTGATGACGTGGCACTGTCGCCAGTCTCAGGCACTGCTAGTGGCGCAGCGTCGGCTAATGGTGCGCTGAGTGCTATCAGTCTCACGGCTATCAATGGCACTGCCAGCGGTGAAGCTGTTGTGGCCGGTAACGCTTCAGGAGCGTTTGATGATGTCAGCCTGACTGCATTGACTGCATCGGCGTCTGGTGGCTCTGCGGGTGTCGCTGCTGGTGTCTTTGCTTCACTGTCAATCAATCCGGTTACGGGTGCAGCTTATGGCGCTGCTGTGGCAGTTGGTAGTTTGCCAGTTATCGCACTGACGCCGTTGACGGGTACTGCAACTGGTGTATCTATCATCCCGGCTTATGCGTCTGGTGCATTTGATGACATTACATTGTCGCCATTGACGGGCACGGCGGCTGTGATTCGTCGGATTCGTCCTATCGTGCCTAATTACAATACTATGTCAGTGGATGCCTCATATAATGTGGCTTATATTGACCCTACATACTGGATAGATTAATGGCAACGCAACTTGAAGTTTTACGAATCGTAGCGCCTGAGTTTGCGTCTGTCAGTGATGAAACTGTGCAGGGGATGCTTGATTTAGCGCCATTGTTTATAAGTCCTGATCTGTATCCCGTAGAGTCACGCGGGTTAGCTTTGGTGTATCAGGCTTGTATTCTTCTTTTGCAGCGTCAGAGCAGTGAATCAGGGACTAGCGGCGGCGGTGATTTGATTCGTGAAAAAGAGGGTGACTTAGAACGCCAGTTTTCTAGTTCACAAACTAAATCTAATAATCATTTTGGTGGCGCTAGCATTTACCAAAACATGCTAGACCGTTTGAGTATGAATATTAGCATGGGTGGCATTACTCGCATGTTTGATATTATTCCGAGTATCTAATGGCTACAAAATATGTCATGGATAGAGACTTAGGTATGAGAAAAATCATGCTTGAGTTTAAAAGTGCTCATAAGGCAGAATTGATTGTTGGAGTTCTTGAGGGTTCAAAAGACGCTGAAGGCTTCAATATCGCTGAATATGCAACGGCTAATGAATTTGGTACTGATAAAATACCGTCAAGGCCATTCATTAGAACGGCATTTGACGAAAATAAACCGGGCTATATCAGGTACATGGAAAAGATTGTCAAGCAAGTTGGTCAAGTGGCCTTTGCGCAAATGGTTACAACGCTTGGTTTAAAAGCTGAAAAAGACATTCAGCAAACTATCACTGGCCGGAACTTCTTGCCTAAGCTGGCCGATAGTACGGTTAAGGCCAAAAAAGGCAGCACTAAGACACTTGTGGATTCTGGTGCGCTTGTGAATTCAATCAAACACCTGATCCGCAAATGAGTTTCCGCAAACCATTTGACGTATTGCATGAATCCGCTGGTGCGTATGTGTCAGGCGTTTTTGTGCCTGGGGTGCGTACTGTTTTGTCAATCATGGCAAGCATTCAGCCCGCCACTGAGCAAGACCTGATTACAGCGCCGGAAGGTCGCCGTATCTCTGACATGGTAAAGGTCTACACGGACGCAAGTTTACAAGAGGGTGGAGAAGGTACGGGATTACAGCCTGACTTGATCGTGTGGCGTGGCTATGCGTATGAGATTAGCTCTATATCTGTGCGTCAAATGGATGTGATCTCTCATTACAAAATTTACGCCACACGGCGCATGGAAGCGCCCACGGGCTACGCGGCTGCATGGGTAGCCGGTACACTTACAAGAGGTTAAAAAATGGCATCAAACATCAATACAGCCGTACCACCATTGGGGAGTCCTACGACTTCAGGTGTACGGGCTAACTTCGCATCAGCTAAGACTGAAATTGAGGCTTTGCAAACCCAGATTGGCTACGTTGATTACAATGATTCAGCCACAGCTATCACGCCTATCAGCGTTTCGCCTAGCACGTGGACAAAGCTGACTAATAACAAGCTCGGGCCGAATACGCGCATTCGCTTGCCTAGTGGCGTTACTAATCTTTGGAATTCAACGACTAACCAATTAGTTTTAACTGAGTTGCCAATTGATACTATGGTTAGTATTCGCTCTGACATTATTGTCACTACAAGTGCAGTTAATCAGGTGGTGAAGTTTGATAAACGCTTTGCCATTGGTACCGGTAGCGAGTTCACTTTAGAGGCTAGCTCGTCAACTTTCAAAACGGCGGGAGTTCAGAAAATGAGCATGAATGGCTCGTTTTATATTGGCTCTGATATTGTTCGTGTTAACCCGGCAGAATTGCGTTTGTGGTCTGATGCGTCATGCACCGTGGTAGTTAATGGTTGGTATATCTCAGTCGTTAAATACTTGGCTGCGTAATGAACGTCAGCACGCTTAAAACACGGCTTTACACGCTGATTCAGCCTATCATGGGCGGTACTGTGATATGGGCTGACCAGACGGGGCCGCGTCCGCCTTTGCCTTACTCCACACTGCGCTTAGGCGTGATTACTACTGTTGGTGAGCCTCATTACTCAGACGTGGATTCTGGAGGCTTACAGACGGTTCTAGCCGTGCGTGAGAGTGTGCTGAATGTCAATCGCTTCGGCAATGATAGCGTGTCAACTGTAGAGACATTCTCAGACAAGCTACTGCTGAATTCAAACTTAGACAAGTTTTCACTTAATGAAATATCAGTCTTTGATATGTCAGCAGTTACTGACATTGCACAGCTTTTGAATGGCATTGCCATTGAGCCACGCGCTAGCATTGATTTGTCGATTCGTTGGGAATCAGATCAAGTTGATAACGTTGGGATCATTGATACTGTTATTAGTGATGGCACCATTGGGCAAGTAAATACGGCTCTGGATGAAGAATATGTATTGACGGTGACTGCCGTAGCCGATTGACTTTTGACATTTCACAGCGTAAAAACTAAAATGTTCTAAGCCATTTGGCTGAACTTTGCAAAGTTTAATTTTTTAGGAGCCACAATGGCAACTCTTTCAGATATTGTTAATGTCAGCATTTCGCTGAATACAACCGGCGTAGAGCGGGCGGATTTTGGGACACCCATGATTGTGGGAGGTCACATGGCCTTCACCAATCGCGTTCAGGCGTACACCCGCTACGATGATGCGGTGGCAGCTAACTTGCCTGAGCCTATCCTGAGCGCTGTTGAGGCTGCATTTAGTCAAACACCGCACCCGCGCCAAGTTAAGGTCGGTCGGCGTGCTGTGGCTACTGCCATTATTGATATTGTGGCTGTCAATCTGACTACCTACACAATCACGGTCGCCGGTACTTCGCCTGAGGTCTATACGTTCACCAGTGACGTGAGCGCAACTGCTGCGGAAATTGCTACCGGCCTCGCATTGGCTATCACTTCGGACACAAACGAAACGCTGACCGCTACCGCCGTTGGTAATACTGTGCAGCTTGCATGGATCAGTCAATCTAACCTGCAGTCTGTCACGCTGGGTTCTAACCTTAGCTGGGGTGCTATTACTACCGTAGACACGGTAGCCGTAGACATGGCTGCTATCGTCATGGAAGATAACGCTTGGTATGGCTTGATTAGCTCTGACCGCACTAAGCAGGTGCAGCTTGATTTTGCCGCGTGGACTGAGACTCAGAAAAAACTCTTTGGCTTTGCGTCTAGCGAGGCTGACATTTTGACGCCAGGTGTGTCTACTGACGTTATCAGCGTGGCTAAGGATACCCGCTACTATCGCACCTACGCGGCATATAGCGCCAATGCTTTGACTCAATACCCTGATGCAGCTTGGATGTCGGCGGTGTTTCCATTGCAACCAGGCAGCGAGACTTGGGCACTGAAGAAACTAGGCGGCGTGACGCCTGACAAGCTGTCAGCTACCCAGCGCAGCACCATTATTGGCAAGGGTGGAAACACTTTCGAGTATTACCAAACCCAGATCGCATTGACAAACCCAGGCAAAGTAGTTGCAGGTGAGTGGATTGACGTTATCCGGGGCCGTGACTGGCTGGAAGACTTGATTCAGACCAACATGACCATGCTAGTGATTAATCGCGCCAAGGTGCCTTACACCGATGCTGGCATTCAACTGTGCGTGACTAACTTGCGTAAGTCTTTGCAGCAAGGCGTGACCGTTGGTTATATTGCACCGGATGAAGTTGACGAAAACGGTAAGACCGTACCGGGCTTCACTATCACTGCGCCACTGTCTCAGTCGGTTGATCCGCTGGTCAAGGCTTCGCGGGTTTTGACGCTGCAATTTAGCGCCCGCCTTGCTGGTGCTCTGCATGTTATTGACATTGCAGGAAATGTCGGTTACGAACTGGCCTAATAAGGAAACACAATGGCAACATCTACATACGACCCAAGCAAGCTAACCGTCATTGTTGGAGGCGTCATTGTCTCCGGCTTCTCAGACGGTGACTTTATTACTGCCAAAAGGGATGAGGACCTTTATATGAAGCGCGTGGGCGCTGATGGTCACGTCGCACGCGCCCGCAATGGCAATAAATCCGGCACTATTGAAATCAAGTTGCTGCAAAGTTCTCCAGCGGTGAACGAAATCGCGGCACTGGTGGCGCTTGATAACTTCCTGTTTGACGGTGACATCCTTATCCCTATCGCCATTGTTAGCCCTGGTGACGGTGCGGAACTGGTTGCAGCTACTCAGGCATGGCTTAAAACACCGCCTGAGATGGTGTTCGGTAAAGAAGTCGGTGAGCGTACATTCATTTTTGATTGTGCTGATTTGAAAATGTCACTCGGCGGCGTTTGATTACCATATAATCTAGCCAACACAAACCCGGTCAGATAATTCTGAGCCGGGTTTTCTTTTGGTAGAATGAAATCAACATTAGGAGAAAAGATGCAAACGGAAACTATCATCATCGGCCAGTCAGAATACACGGCCATGAAAATGAATGCCTTTGAGGCTAACCGCATTCTGTTGCGCCTGAATAAAGTCATCTTGCCTGTTATCGGTGGACTCACCAAGGGCAAGCAAGGCGGCTCGGTGAATCTGTTGGATGCTGATTTGAGTGAAGCCACTGGAATCATCGCTGAGAATCTGACAGAAGAAGTTATGGATACTATTATTTTGCCGATGTTCACCCAGTCACGTGTTTACATGGTGGAAAAGAAAGTATTTATCAAAGACGGTATGAGCATTAATCAGGCGTTCACGGCTGATAACCTGTTTGATTTGTATGAGTTGGTTTGGGAAGTTTTGAAACTAAACTTTTCCGCTTTTTTCTCCAAAACGGCGGGGCGCTTTGGGAACCTAACCGCCGGGGTTCAAACTCAGAAAAGCACGCCGGTAAATTAAGACAAGACTTGGAGCAGGAACTTTGGATATGGCGTCCTATTCTTGCTCGGAAGGTTTCATTATCAGAGGTCAAGTCAGGTATATGCAGCGTCGAGGATTTGATGCGTTTAAATGCCTTACTTGACATGACCGCTGATTACGAATCTCAAGCTATGGCTAAAAAAGACTGAGGCGGGTAAAATTAAGTAACACCTAGGAGTTATTAAAATTATTATTCGTGAGCTCGTCACAAGATTTGGTTTCCAGACCGATCAAACCGGCATTAACCGCGTCGAGGGCAGCATTAACCGTTTAAGCGGTATGCTGTCCGGCCTTGCTGCGTTTGCATCCTTGCGGGCGCTTGCTGGTGTGGCTGACTCTATGCAGTCGCTAGAGGCTCGTATCGGGATGTTGCCTCAGACGCTTGGGGATGTTGGAAAAGCGTTTGATGAGGTGGCTAAGAATGCCAGTGATAACCGGCAGTCACTGGCCGCATATGGCACTCTTTATTCTCGTATTGGTAACGCTGCAAAAGACTACATCAGCACTCAAGAAGAACTGTTGACGGTTTCAAATACCATTAGTCAGGCGCTTGTGGTTGGTGGTTCTACGGCTCAAGAGGCCGCATCGGT